CTTAAAGTTACGAATTTTTAAGGTCTTTTGCAATAGTAATTATCTAATAATCAGTAGATTACAACAATTATTTTTAAATTTTGTCATATACTAAGCACTTTGATAAAGAAAAGTATAAGATCGGTGAATATGCTGAGTGTCAGGGGTGGCTAACGAATGAAGAAAAGTTTATTAACGTATTCAATAGATATATCAAAGACACAGTAGAGGATGAGCTTTCCGATGCAGTTATCCGCTTGCTTGACTTAGCCGGATTACGTGGCATTGATCTAAGCCTTGCTATGAAAGACCTGAATAACAACGTTGATGATATGTCAGAAGCTTGCAAAGATGGAACATTCACAGAGTCTATTTATGCAATATCTATTTTACCGGCAAGATATGACTGTCTTTACGATTTCCCTACAACCGTGAATGATATGTTAATGTCTGTTTTCGGATTGGCCTGCCATCTTAATATAGATTTATTCTGGCACATTGAGCAAAAGATGAAGTATAATGAATTTCGTGAGAAAATGCACGGGAAGAAGTATTAACTCTCAATACCGAAGATAGAAATGAGTAAAGCGATAAATGAAAAAGTCCTGAATAGGTAGTCAGGACTTTACTGAGATTAGATATAAATCTGAAACATTAGAGATTCGACATATTTGCCTTTCATATCACTTCCAGTACTTGATTCAAGAGTCACATGATTGGTTTTTACTGTATAGCCATCAGGCATTAAGCTATTTATGTGATTACAAATAGCGTTTTCTAAATGGTTCGGTTCCCCGTAATAAGGAGTTTCACATACTACTTTTACAACAGTGTTTCCGGATGGCTCAAACAATCTCAGTGAAATCCCTTGATTAAGCTCATAGCCTTCTTTTGTAGATTTAATTACTAACATATTTTTATTTTTAAAATTAGACAACAAAGATAGGCAATAGTTATTTATAAAACAATGAGATGATTGATTTACAGTATGTAAATGATATGTAAATGGATAAATATTAATTAAAATCATAAAAAGAAATGAGCGTTTTTGTAAAGCATTTCAGCAAGAAGGTACCCCACAGGTGGTACAGACATGGAAGGAAGGTGTTCCGGCTGACTCCTAAAAGCATGTTTGACAAGAAATCCCGGACTTTCCATTATGAATGTATCGAGAACAACTATAAGAGCGGGTGCTACATCATAGGGTTCAACCTTTATGATGACATGATCCCGATAACGGAGGATGAGTGGCGGAACGCTATGGAGAATTGCATAAACCCGTATTAATTATGAGTGAATATTCATTGAAAGAAAGAGTTCAGATGTTAACCTCATCGCTTGTATATGGCGGCCCTATGACATTTGAGCAAATCAAGAAATTAGATTGGTTGAAAAATACATCTGAATACGGAATATTATTCTATCTCCGGGAAGCTGAAAGATATGAATGGATAAAAACTAAATGTTTCAGCGGTGATAAGCCGAATATCTATTCGGCAACGGCTAAAGGCCGAAGAATGGCTGAAGTAAGAGATTAATATTAAAAACAAATAAGATATGAAGAAAAGCAAACTAAAGTGGCGAATAATATGGATTACTTATTGCATCCCGGTTGTTCTGCTTGCAGTGCCTGTACTTTTATTCTCTTATGCGCTGAAACCATTCTTCTGGCTTGCAAATAGAATGAACGATTTTAAATGGTATTTGGTAAGAAAATATAAACCATAATAAGAATAATATGGAACATTTTTGATAAAGAGAATCAAGTGACGAACATTTTGTTGACATCAGCAAAATGGAGACAATAAAAAGCCGCTGCACGATGAATGCAGCGGCTTTTTATCTAGATTTTAGACATTTCGTTTATTTTTCTTTTTAAAGTGTCATAATGCTCATCAACCACTATGTCTTCTAATGAACCAGACGTAAATCTAATAATACACTGATTTCTGTCAGTAACAGGTTCAATAATTTGTACCTGATTTAGGTTGATTATTACCTTAATTCCATTGGACTCTGTTTCAATAAACTCTACCATAATATTACATATTTTAAATTAAAAGTCGACAAAGGTAATCAATATACTCACTGATTATTCAGCAAAGGTCTTATTTATTATTCCCCCGGTTCTCCTAAATACAACACGATCGCCTCATGTTGCAACGGTGTAAGTGCCCTTTGTCTGGGCACGAAGTGCAGTTCTTCCAACTTACTGATCAGTTCGGGGTTCAGTACAATCCACCGGTGTAGTTGTGACGAAGCGCTTCGTGGTGTTGAATTAGGAAAATATTGTTGAGCAAGTTCACTCATATAAATGGCATTCATTTTCTATTTAATTGTTGTTTGAGGTTCATAAAAAACTACCTGCTAGTAAACGCCGGGCTACTAGCAGGTAGTCATTCTGTTTCTACGTAGTAATTACACATCTACTACGTAGTAGTTTTTATGCAGCCGGGTCCGGTGCTTCTCCGCTTCCGCTATCATCGGGATTGGACGGTTCTGAAGGATTGGTGGGGTCAGCTACTATGATTTCTTTCTTTCCGGTCACTTTCGTGAAACTCAACGCCTCCGAACGTGTGGCTACCTTCACCATCTTGCCCGGACGAAACTGGATATGCGCAGCTGTGATATTGTTGGCTGTGAATTCCTTCTTGGTTTCCGTGCCAGTGCTGCATACCTGAATCTGGAACGTACCGAAGTTCTCCATCTTTACGATTTTGCCTGCTGCCAACTGTACCTTCATCTGGCGAATCAGAGCACGGAGCACGTTCAGTACGTCACCATCTGTCAAAGAAGTGGCATACGAAATCTCCTCCGCCATTTCGTCCATAGTGACAACGCCGTCGGCCTGCGCCTTGGCATAATACATTTTCTTTGCCGTGTCATCTCCCGGCTTAGTGCTCATCAGAGCAAGCGAATACTTTACACTCATTTGTTCATTTACGATTTTACTATTTACAATTTACGATTTGGCTGCGCTTCCAAGTCGTGTTTAACTCAGCCTTTCGCGAAAGACGGTGCAAAAGTGGCTGATTCCTGCCAGAACGTGTCGTTTCTTGCGTGTTTATGGTGCATTAACGGGGAAAACTGTGTATTTTTGTGTTACTCAAATCTCCATAAATTATGCCACGCGGAAGAAACAAAGAATTATTATCACGCAGGGATGAAAAATTGCTCCGACGTTACTACGAACTGACAGAGGTACAGAACCTCCGTTTCGATCGTGCTCTGACTTTGCTTTCCAAAGATGAGTTCTTTATCAGTGAAGCCCGTATTATGGCTATCATCCGCAAGAACTGTAATCGTTTGGGAGACATTGATGTGAATCCGGTTCCCAAAGTACGCAAGCCGAAACTTACAGCACGGCAATTGGCGTTGTTCAAAAGCGATGAAAAGAGCTAGCTATTCCGTTACCGTTACTTCATATCTCATCTCATATACTTTGATTCCACCTGGAAGACTGTAGTTCCTGCTCTTCTTCCGGACAAGAGGTCCGGCTGCGCCTTCAAACCTTTTGCAATGCAGCAGTCTGTTCAACTCCGAAGCCATCTGTTGGCGTTCAACAGCCTTTTCTTCCGTTCCGCTACCATACCGGGTATCATCGTAACAGTCGATTCCCAAAGTGATGACTACCGTGCATTTACCACGCTGCACTCCGCCTGAAAGACTTTCCCAATCGGTTTGTTCCGCATTTATCAGTACGCAGGGAAAGGTGACCGGATAGGTGTCTTCGTCTGTCTGGAGCTGGCCATAATCTTCGTCTATGGTGGACAGTACGGGCATATTGGCAGCGATGTGCTGCTGGATGCTGTAAAATAGTTGTTCCATGATTCTTATTTGTTTAAAATGTTAGTGATATTGGTTTCTATCAAATTCTCTATTTTCTGATTCAGTTCACGGCTTTCGCCGATAAACTGGCGTTGGGGAATTGTGGCTTTTACGTCAAGTGTTTCTTTGGTTGTCAGCGCAAGCCTTTTCCATTTCAATGCTTCTTCCGGAAGGTTCTCCTCAATGGCTTTGCGTTTCTTACCACCGGCTTTCATTCTTTTGGTGATTCCGGCAGCTTGGTAATATTGCGCCCATGCGAATTTCCTCATTTTCAGGGTTACTTGCGGGTGTGTGGTTATCTGCCCGCCATTATTGTGTAACGCTGCGTATTCCACGTCGTTTGTCACGGTGACGCTGGAGTCTCCCGGAATATATTTGATGGAGCTGAACAGGTGATTTCTGCCGGAAAGTAGCGTACCATATTTGGCGGAAGCTCTTTTCCCGCCTTTTTTCCTTCTTTGGGCTTCCTGCCAGGGATGAAGGGAACCGTCGACAAAACCACCTTGGCGGAAGTTTTCCTGAAAATGGTCTTTTGCTGTGCGTCCTACCAAAACGGGAAGTTTCCGGTGGCGGAAGTCATTCAGTTCAGCGTCCTTGGCTTTCAACAGTGCAGAAAAATCTTTTATGTTCATTTTTCTATGTATGGATATGTTATTTCACTATTTAATTGTATATTTGTTCGACAACCCATAATTATTAAATAAGATGGTTCAACGACTTTATAAAGACAAAACTGCCGGGATGATTCTTGATGACCGACATGAGGTTTTAAGTATTTACAATTCCCAGTGCGCGCGTTGTAAGCATTTCATGGAAGATGATTACTATTGTTCAGCCTATCCTGACGGTATCCCTGACAGACTGCTTGAAGGAAGCGACACTCATGACGTTATACAGCCTGACCAGGTGGGAAACACCCTGTACGAGCCTGAAAATTAGCGTGTCTTTCCTTTGATGTATTCCCAATCATATTTTTTAGCAATACGTCTTGCCAGTATATGGTAATGTGTTGTTTCTGCTTGTGAAACAGTCAAGATTCCTTTTTCGATACGCCGAACGAATTCTTTTTTCAATTTCGCATTTTCTTTCCTGTAAGTAGCCTGGAAATCTTCCCAGGAAACGCCCCAGCCTTTTTCCGGTCTTCTCATGACAAACGTATAGTTAGGAGTGACGGCCCGTATTTCTGCAACATCATTTCCAATTGCCAGTGATAAATCCTCCATGCTGAAAGAACTGCCAATTCTTCTTATATTGTTTTCCGGGGTTTTCCAGCCTCTGGGATGATTATGTGTAAATATGGCATCTTTCATTTGTGTGCATTCTTCATCTGAGAATCCGACACTAAAGGACTTTCCTCTTTTATCTACAATAACATTGCCTTCCCGGTCTACAATTACTCCGGTTTCATAATCCCGGTTCATCCTTATATCTTTTTCTATATCAGCTACTATTTTATTTATTTTCCGGTCATTGCCATCCAGCACGGTAACCTGCTTTATACCTTCAATTGTATAGACAGATGTATCTTCTTTCTTGCTCAAATACTTTTTTACCGCTTTCTCCGCTCCATCATACGCATATCTTACGTACGGATGCGACTTGTCAAAGAGTTCCCCGGTTTGTCCCGGATTCCCTTTCAGCCCGTCAGCCGGCTTGTCATCATCGCCGCCTTCCGGAATCCCGTCCATCGGTGTACAAGGTTCGTCTGTTGACGTCAATGGGCATTTGCAGTTCCATCTGTCACCCGGGCGGTGTGATTTCCAAAACGGGTGGTCAACGGGCAATACTGTTCCCCAAAATATTTTGTGGTCCGCTCCCGGATGGATGCTGGTAGACGGCAGCCATTTCAGGTTCGGGAGAATGTCTTTTTCCCGTTCAAACTGTCTCCAGTCCGCCGCCTGGTGGGCGCGGATTACTGCGGTGTCGTATTCAGTCTTTAGCCAGTGTTCCATCTGATGTGTGGCAATGGGTTGCACTTCTTTCGACCACTGTTCAAATGGTTTTAGCTTACCTTCCGAATCCAGTAACTGTGCCGCCATGTCATTTTGCGCACGATGCACCTTGAAGGCGGAGAATACCGCATTGTTATGTTTCAGTTCCTGGTAGAAGTCATAGTCCGGGTCAACAGGCTGGCGTATTCCGAATCCTTTGTCAGTAGCTTCGTTCATCGCTTTCCATGTTTCGTTGAACAGGTTTTCCTCGATGTCAGTCATCGGATGGAAACTTTTGCTGTAGATGTTCTTCAGTGCCTGTCTCATCACTTCGTCATCGAATGAGAATCCGGATGAAGCGCCGTCTACCGCTGCGTCCCGGTAAAGCTCATTTATCACCACTTTAAAGGAGCCCCGTGGTTTCCCGCCTCCGGGGCTTTTACGAAAAAACTTTTCCACCAGTTTCTGAATCCGCCTTTTTTCTTTTCGGGAGATTTCTTTTCAGGTGGAGCGTTCCGCTTTTCTTCGTCCTCTTCTTCCTCTTCGATATCATTTATTTGTGGAAGAAAAGAAGATGCTTGCGGTCGCTTTATAGTGTCTTTCTCATTTTCCGGACACTCCAGCCCCAGTTCGTCGTACATCTGTTTCTTGCTGATTTCCAGTCCGAGGCTGCTTGCCTGGGTGAAAAGGTTCATCTTGGTGGTGGGGTCAATCATTTTGG